TCACAGGACTGCCGGCTTGGTGGGCCACTCGACGCCGTTGACGGGGTCGGTCGTTGTGCTTGGCAGGTCGCGCAGAGCCTGTCTGTAGGTCCGCAGCTCAGGGGGAAGCAGCTCTTCCAACGCCTTGAGTGCCCAGGCATCTGACTCTTGCAGATCCCGGTTGCGTTGGAGTCTGAGCTGTGCCAGCGCCTCCGCACGCACTTCATCTTCGGTACGTCGATCGCACCACATTTTCCCCAGAGGATCCCACTCGTGATGATCCGACGGGCGCGCTGGCTTTGTCACCCATGCCAAGGCTGCACTGTCCCACCAAGCGGGCTCGCTCGGTGGGGGCACGATCAGCAATGCGTTGCCCTCCTGTACGGCGTGCAGCATCGCCTCATAGTTGCTGCCGGTACGGATGCAGACGATTTCACCATTCGCGTCAATTTCAGGGTAGTCCATGTGGCTCACCTCTTCAGGCAGATGATCGAGATCGTCGTGCCCCCCATCACCGACACCCCCTGCGATCCGTTGGATCGTCTCGCGACGACGTACGCAGTCACAGGGCCAACGATTGCCCCGCTCCAGGAGATCGCTGCTGGCACTGACGTCTGCCCGCCAGACCCACCCTGCCCAGTTGCGGGCACAGACTGCGCGACGACCACCCCGTTCACGACCAGGTCCAGGCGCCCGGTCGTAGGCAGGTTGGACGAGTTGGGCTCATTGCCTACAGACAGTCCGCCCACGGCCAGAACCAGCAGCACGCCTGATGCGTTGGCCGATACGGTCGGTGAGTTGACGTTGACCGGGAGCGCGGACGGAATCAGCAGCGACGCCGACTCGGTGATCGAGTTGCCGGCGATGTACGTCGCCGCAGATGCCTCGTTGATTTGCCCGCCGATGTTGACACCGAAAGCAGCGCCGACCGTCGCTCCATCTTCCGGCTTTCCCGCACCGCTCACCGACGACCAGGTCGCCCGTTTGCTCGTCTCTTCGGCGATCCGCATGCCCAGCGCATTGCGCGTGCTGTAGACCACTGCCCACCGGTCGCGGAAAACCGCCGCATCGATCGGCGTCGTGGTCGCCGGGTCGTTCCACGCTGGCACCAGGCTGCCCAGGTATGCAGCCAGCGCCGCTCTGGCGGCCACCGCAGCGTCTCGCTCAGGCACGATGCCCAGCGCATTGGCCTGCGCCAACATCAGTGGCAACCCCTCATCGACTTCCCGCCACGAGATGATCAGCGCCGATTTCTCGGTGCCGGTGAGCATGGAGTCCGCGCCGATCTCGCTGATGCGGCTGAGTGCCTCGTCCAACCCCTGCTTCGTCACCGCAGAGATGCGGTTGCGCAGTGTCTCGCGCGCCAGCCGAGCGGCCAGCCATCGCATCCGCCAGACCGCTGGATCGATCGGCGTCGTGGTCGTCGTGTCGCTCCAGCTCGGCACCAGCCCGACCAGGTAGTTCGCCAGGCTGTTGACCTCGGCGTCGTAGGAGTTGCGCTCGACGACGATGCCGTAGCGGTTGGCCTCGTCGATGAGACCGGGTCGTTCTGAGCTCAGCGCCTGCCATTCCGAAATGGCGAGGGACTTTTCCAGTGGCGTCATCTTCCCGTCGCTGGCCATGTCGTCCAGCTCGCGGGCCACATCCTCGGCCAGCTTGGATCCCACCGGCGAGCCATTGGGGGCGCCCAGCGTGGCATTCAGGTCTCCGACGTACCCGATCTGCCTCGTGCTGGTCGGTGCTCCGGGTGTGTACGGCGGCACTTCCGAGTACTCGCCAGCGATGCGAGCGATTTGCGGATGCAGCATCCAGCCGTAGGAGTTGGTCTCGCCCTCGACGGTATTGCCCTTGACGAAAACCATTCGGATGGTCACCGCGCCCGGAGGTGCCTGGGTCACGATGTCGATGCGCTTCCAGAGATCGAGCGATCTTCCGCCGCGGCCGGCGTCAGCCATCTGCATCCATACCGTTGCACCGCCTGGCAGGCGCTCGCCAGTCGCGGTTCGGTACTCCACGACCAGGCCGCCGATGCACCGATGCGATGCCAACCAGCCGCTCGTGCACGTCCATTCGCCACTCGCCACCGGGATGGGGTCTTCGGTAAACGCACCGCCGAACGTGTCTTGATCGCCGAGGTCAGGCATGCGGCCTGACTGCACGATCGTGATCGCATCACAACCAGGTGGCACCCACGTACCAGACGGATCACGAGTGCGCTCCGTGCCCGCATACGCCAACGGCTGCCCTGCGATCCATGGGGCCAGAACCCAGCCCGCCGTCGACCCGCTCGCGAACTCCGAGTTCGGAATCAGGTTGCCTGACTCTCCACCCCACGGCGTGCGCCCATCGCCCACGACCAGCAGCGAGCCATCGAGCGTCAACCCTGATTCGGTACCCAATGGATTGACGGTTCGCACGGACACATCCAGCGCGCCGGGCGCCATGTTGTCGATGTCCACAGACTGCCCGCTCGTGACGGGCATCGTGGTCCACTGGCCCGCCGACAGCCGCCAGCTCACACGGTAATGCAGCCCCGGCGCCGCCGGCACCCACCCGACCGTCACACGCGAGTACGCCACCCCCGCGACGCGGTACACCGTCTCCCGCAGCGAAAGCGGCCCGATTGCCACCGGCGCGTCCTCGCGCATCCGGCTGACTGGCTTCTCGTCGAACTTCAGGCCCAGCTCGATCCAGTCGTACTTGCCAGGCTGATGGGCGACGCCGACGATGTCGTAGGTGTTCGGCGTCTTGCCCTCGGCCAGCCGGATGCAGCGCCACGAGGTCGGCGCCACCGCTGAGCTTTCGAGCACCCAGACCGACTGCGTGGGTGGCACGACATCCAGCGCCGACGAAAGCGTCACCAGAGTCGTTTTTCCGGCACCGGTGACGACGGGCCGGGAGATCGTGCGCAGGCCCATCACCTGCGTCGTGTCCGGCACCATGACGTGCAGCGTGTAGGACTCACCGCCGCGCAGCTCGACCTCGCGGTCCAGCGTCACCTGCGTGACCGTGGCGGTGCTGACCAGGCCGCCGAGCTGCTCGCCCGTGACATTCGGGTCGGCGATCTGGAACACGCGCCCCATGGGCACAGCCGCGCCGATCGATCCGACCGAGAAGGAAACCGTTTCCCCCTCATGCGCTTCGATGTAGAGGGCCCATTTCGCCAGCCGGAGCGCCTGCCCTCGCGAGGTACACCCGATCGGCGACAGCTCCAGATTCTCGACGCCGTACTTGACGACCAGGTCCGGATCGGAAACGAATTCCGGCTCCAGCTTGTACTGGTTGTCGGGGTTGTTCCACCAGACGATGCAGCCGGACTTCTTCGTGCCGCGGGCACTGCCCTCGTACTTGAACACGCCGTCCACGACATTGGCTGGCACGAACAGGCTGTAGGCGTCGCTCGGCGCATCCTGCTGCACCGAGAAGGCGCTGCCGCCGTAGCTCAAGATGGCGCGGAAGATGGCCGCCATGTCCTGCAGCACCTTGTAGGCCTCGGCGGGGCGCTGCAGGTACAGGTTCGCCGTGAAGCGAGGCTCCATGCCGCCGCGGCCGTCGGGCACGCCGACGAACTGGCCCGCGGCGTTGACCGCATCGCAGTAGCGCCCGATCGCGTAGAGCTGCCACTTGTCGAACTTGGTGATGGTCACGCGGCGGCCGAGGCCGTAGCGGGTGTGGGTCGCCAGGTCGAAGTAGACCCATGCGGGGTTGTTGCTGTACGCCAGCCGGAACTGCCCGTTCCAGGCACCGGTGTAGCTTCTGGTCGTCGGGTTGTAGTTGCTCGGCACCTGGATGATGCGGCCGCGCATGTGATAAGCCCGGGTCGGCACGCGCTGGTGGTGCTCCGCATCGACGCGCAGCGCGGCCAGCGCCGAGTTCGGGTAGCGCAACTTGGCCGTGTTGATCAGCGTGTAGCTGTCGAACCAGGTCTCGTTGCGCAGTGTCACTGACGTCGAATCAGCCGTCAGCCGGCGCAGCCGCACGTCCCACGGCCCGGAGCCGGGCAGGTCGATGACGACCGACGTCTGGTAGCGCGTCGTGGTCTTGCCTTCGACCGTCCTACTCCACCGTTCGACGAACCCGCCGTTGGAGGTCTGGATGTCGATCGCGAATGCGACGCTGCTGCCCAGCAGGTCACCCGACTGGACGGACTGTTGCGACAGCTCGGGGATGCCTACCGTGACCCGCACGCGGTTGGCGACCCCAGCAGGGATCGACCGCACGACGGGGATGCCCACGCGAGCCCGGATGCCGACAGCCACTTCGCTCTGGGCCGTGTCGAAGCTCTGCAGGGCCGGCTGTCCCTGCGTGCCGACCGTGGTCGCGAAGCTGTCGATGACGAAGTTGCGCGAGCCGTCGGCGTTCTCGATAGGGACGCCGTCCAGGTAGACCGATTTCAGGCCATTCACCAGCCCGACGATCTCGCCCTCGGAGACCAGGTCGACCACCTCAGCCCACTGCTTGGAGCGCAGTGAGTCCTTGGCCTCGGTCGGCGTGCGCCCGCCGCCGCTCTTGCCCTTGGCGCCTTCGATGACGACCGGGTTCATACGGCGATGTCCGCGGTGCGGATGCCGCCACTGATGACGACCGAGCCGACGATCATCTCGCCGTACAGCACGGGCACGCAGCCGCCCTCGGCGTCCACGTTCACCGCACCGTTGAAGCTGTAGCTGGGGCCGTTCTTGTCCTGCTCGGTGCCGTCGGCGCCACGCTGAGGGCTCAGCATCTGGATCACGCCGCCGATGGCCATTGCAATACCAGCATTGACCATCGCCGTGCCGACTGGTGAGGCAGTCCCACCTGAAGCCGCCGTGATTGCCATGCCGGCGACGATCAGCACTGCCCCGACGATCGTCTGCCCGAGCCCCCGCCGTTTCGCCCCTTCGACGACCGGCACGATGCGGATGACCTCGCGCGTGCCCACCGGCTGCGCCAGGTCGTCGGCGACGAGGTTCGCCCGGCCCGCCCACACGCGGTAGCCGGGTGAGCTGTGCTGCAGCACGTACCGCTCGAACCCTTCGATGACCACGCACAGCGCGCGCACCGCCTCGGCCGCGCTCTCGACCGCCAGGTGGTGAATGCGGCCGAAGCGCTTGCCGAGGTGGCCGTAGAGGCGGACTTCACGCAGGATCTCCATCGTCACGCCCCCGCTGGCGCCGGCGCTGCCGCGACATCGAGCAGCGACTTGTGGCGCAGCACCGCCGTCGTGTGGCGCTCCCAGGTGCCGCCGTAGACCTCGCGGCCGGACAGGCGGCCATACAGGTGGTGCAGGATCGTCCCGTCGCCCAGGAACACCGCGGCATGGTTGTCGCAGCGTGCAGCCACCTGCATCAGCAGCACGTCGTGCTCGCGAGGCATGTCATTGACCAGGATGAAGCCGGCTTTCTCGTAGCCGTCGCGGTAGAGGTTCGGGCCGCCGTCCACCTCCCACCAGCCGTCGGCGCGCTCGAAGTCGGGCAGCTCGGTGGCCAGCGTGCGGGCGTAGTAGTCGCGGATGAGCGAGTAGCAGTCGAGCACGCCGTGGTGGAACTGGCGGCCGATCAGCGGCGCCTCGAAGCCGGTCGGATGGGTGACGGTCACCGCCTGGCTCGGGTAGCCGACGATCACCCAGGTCAGGCCCGTGCGCTCGCACATGACCCGGTCGGCCATCGAGGGGTTCGCGCAGGCGTCGGGGTGGCTGTGGACCACGGCCAGCACCTGCCCGAGATCCTCAGCTGCGGCCCAGTCCTCGTGGTGGATGCGGAAGCGATCGCGCTCGCCGGGCGTGCCGGAGAACTCGTTGCGCGCCTCGATGTAGGCGACCGTGAACTCGGCTCCCCAGCATTGCGGCACCCGCACGATCAGGCCGCAGCACTCGGCCGGGTGAGCCTTGGCTGCGTGCTCGATCAGGTCGGCGCGGACCTGGGCCAGTTGGCCGTCGGTGAGGGTAGGTTGGGGGATGGAGGTGGTGCTGGGCATGCGGCGGATGTTCCGCGCGCGCGCGATGCCCCGCGAGGGGAACTGATTCAGGCGGTCACGCCTGCCGCAGCAGCCCCGCCCCGGGGAAACCACCGTAGGGCAACCCGTCCGGATCGCTCCCGAACCGGGCCTTGCACCCAGTCAGGCTCAGGCTGCAGCGGTCTTCGGCCAGCAGCGTCGTCGGCGTGTCATCGGCCTTTGCGACCGCTCCGCCGGTGTAGCCGCAGTCCGCCGACCGGTACACCCAGCCGCAGCGCCGCGACATCACGACACGGGCCGGCAGCTTGAAGCCAGAGGCATCGGCCGGACTCGCCAGCTCATAGACGCAGAGCTTGCTGTCCTGGCTCGCCTTGCGATCGACCGCCCACTCGTCATCCGGATAGCCGGCCAGCGGGTCCGCCGTCGGGTTGACTCCTGCGGGGAAATTCACTGCGTCCAGAAAGCGCGCCAGTGTCCGTCTGCGCACGAATCTGGCGCCCTCGAGATTGCTGTACTGCCGGTTGAGCAGCCCCATCACGCCGAGCACGTTGGCGACGCGAACGGTCGGACGTGGCAGCGGGCCGGTGCCGGTCTGCTCGAATCCGTCAGCCTCGATCGGGAATGGCGTGTAGGTCAGCCCCTGCCAGACGATCGCGGCGCTGAGCCCATTCAGCTGCGGTGCGAAGCGGTGGAGCGCGCCACCGAGGGGGCGCACGTCGATCTCGAACAGCGTGATGATGGCCGAGTGCGAGAGCTTCGCCAGCTCGGCAGCGACAGAGGCGGTCATGGTTCGTAGGTGCGCTCGAAACGCGCGCTGATGTCGGACAGCCCCAGCACGTCGGGCAACGTGCGGGTCCACTGCTTGCACAGATAGAGCGCTGGCGCCGTGCGCCGGGGTGGCGTCCATGCGAACGCGATCCAGCCGCCGTGAGCTCGAAAAAACGCCTCGATCTCGTCGCCCGCCGCTGGGTAGACGCCAGTGAATCGCATGTCCCAGGTATCCGGCATGAAGTTCAGGCCGTCCGGGCTGCGCTGGGCGTACCCGTCACCCATCTTCACCTCGTTGACACGCGGCTGGAAGGTCACCTGCGTGCCGCTGGACTCGGCCCAGTCGAAAGTCAGTGCCATCTCATTTCCCCTTCCAGAGCACACCACCTGGACGCGACTGCTTGGTCGCCCAGGCATTCACGGCCTGCTCCATCATCGCGCCGAGATCCTGCGCGGCCGCAGCCTGGTCGGGTGCGCCGCCCTCGGCACCGGTCACGCTGATGCTGATGCTGACCGGGCCCATCGAGCGCGTGGCCATCGTGCCGCCGTTGTTCTTGTGACGCGGGTCGTTGGCTGTCAACACCTCCTCGCCTGCCATCAGCACGGCGGGCACTTCGTTGGGTTTCAGGCCCGCGATGCCGCCCGTGTGGTACCGCGGGGCCACCGACCACATCGCAGCGGGGAAGGACGCGGTGCGGGCCCCACCAGCCCCGACGACCCCGCCGTCGTGGAAGAAGCTCCCGATCCACGAGGCGGCCTTGCTGATGAGCGAGCCCCCAGCGCCGCCACCGCCCGCACCCTTCGTGTCGATCGCATCGAGCACGCTGCTGAGCATCTTGTCGCCCAGCCGCTTGCTGATCAGGTCGAGCATCGACTGGGCGAACCCGCCGACCATGTCGCGCAGCGCTTGGCCCGCTGTTTTGGCCCCGGTGGTGACATCACGAAAGAAGTCCGAGAACGCCTTCTTGCCGTTGTCTCGAAGGGCCGACTCGAACTCTGTTTTTCTTTTCGCAAGCTCTTTGGCCTGCTGCTGTAGACCATCAACTTTACTTTTCTCATCGCCGGTCACTGCCAGCTCACGCTGTTTGTTGATCAGCTCTTGTATCTGCGGCAACGCTTTTGCACGGGCTGCAAACTTCCGCCGCTCGGCATCCAGGAAGTTCAGCTCCCCATTGGAAACGTCCTTGTCCAGACCGTCTTCAAGCAATGCAAGCCCGCTGAACAGCTCTTTCACGCTCTCAGTCAAGCTATCAAGCTTTGCCGAGCGAGCCAGATCAGCCAGGTACTGCTTGCCCTGCGCCGTCAATTCCGCCAGTTGTCGCTGCAGTTCGGCCTTGGCAGCCGGGCTGGTGGCCGGCACCAGATCGATGGCCATCCGCAGATCGCGCTGCTCGCCTTCCAACTGCCGACGCGGCGCAGCAGTGCGAACGACCGCTTCGGCGTCAGCGCGCTGCACGGGCTCGGCAACTCGTGTGGAGCGGGTGCCGGCGTTGATCTCGGCGTAGCTGCGCACCTGGTCGGATGCCGCCTTCCAGGCTGCGGCCCACTGCTGGGCGCGGTCGCGGGCGGTCTGCAGCGCATTGGCCGAAACGATGTTTTTCCCGTCAGACACCGCTTTGTCAAGCTGGGTCTGCATCGTGACGATCTGGGCATCCAGCTGCTTGACGGCGGCAGACCTAGCAAGGACATCTTCGGGGTTCTCTGTGACCCTCGCGTCTTCACTGGTCCTTCTGTCGCGCAGGTTCTGAAGCTGCAGTTCCAGGCGCTTCTGGTCGATTGCATTCAGTCTGACCGCATGCTCTGCGGCGGAAATTTCCCCTCGCTGGAAGGATCGCTCAGCAATGTCAGCCAGTGCCTGCTGCTTCTTCAGCTCATCCGCGAGTTGCTTTTGATCGCTGGCGAGCTTTCCCTGGGTCACCAGATCCTGGTACTGCTTCTGCGACTGGTGAATCTTCTTCTGCTCTGCTTGGGCTTTTTCCGCTCGCTCCTTGGCGCGCCTTTCCGCCTCATCCTGGCGAGCTTTCTCCGCTTCGTATTCGCTACGAGCCTCTCGGGCGGCATCCTGCCCGTCATCAATGGTTTCGCCCCACCATCCCTTTCGCCCGCCCTTGGCAGCATAGGCTTCAGCCTCTTCGGCCGCCTTCTTCAGGCGGGCGAGTCGATCACCGGCTGACTCCTCTCGCCCGACACCCTTCATGAAGTCCCAAGCCTTGGAGACGGCCGCGCCGACGGCTGTCCACGCCTTCTCAAGGGTTCCGAGTGCGGGAACCGAGCGTTCCTCCATCGTCGTGGCCAGCGCGTCGAGCGCGACCCGCATCGCTTCCTGACTGCGTCCCTGAGACTCAAGATTCCTGATGTACGTGTACTGATCCGCCGTCAGGAAGTTGTAGCTCTTGTTGTGCTCAGCCGCCCATGCGGCGACCCCAGACTTCATCTGGCTGAAGTCTTTGACCACCTCGTCAGCCGATGCACCGGTCAGCTTCGACAGCGCCGTCGCCGCGCGGCCCGCTGATTCGAGTGTCGAGCCGACGAACGTCCCGCTGTCCACGAGCGATTGCATCGTCTCGCGCACGGTACCGACCGCCACGCCCTGAGCCGCAGCAATCTTGGTGCCCATGTCCGTGACCTGGCCTGCGGTCACACCAGCCGCTCCGCCGGTCAGCTCCAGGCTCTTGGTCAGCGCCGCCTGTTGCTGATGCCCCTGCAGCGCGGCCACGGCCATCAAGCCGAAGGCGGCCGTCACGCCGCCAATCAGCATCCGCAGCGGCGTGAACACCGTGGCGAGCGCAGCGACCGTGTTCTTGATGCCGCCGAAGCTGCCGACGATCTGCGGCGCCTGCTGCATGAACACCATGAGCGGGTTCATGCCGCCAGCGATCGACACCGCCACGTCCTGCATCTGCATCGGCAGCTGCTGCCAGGCCATCGCGGTCTGCGCCGCGCTGACCTGGCCGGCCTTGCCGTGCTTCTCCAGCGCAGCGATCGCGCTCTCGGCCTCCTTCGCCACGCCCATCTGCGCGGCACGGTAGCGCAGCACCTCGGTCGCCGACTTGCCGTAGGTGTCCGCCGTTTCGCGCAAGCGCGCGATGAACGCCTCTTGAGCGGCGGTCAGCTTGCCGACTTCGCTCGCAGGCTGTGTCGGACCAGGCTGTGTCGGCGTCGGCGTCGGCGTTGGAGCTGGCGCCGGCGGCACGGCTGGTGCGGGCGCCGGCGGCCGAGCAGGTGCCGCGGGGGCTTGTGCCGGCGATGCACGGGCGGCGTCGGCAGCGGCAGCGGCCTCCCGCATGGCTTTCGCCTGGCGCTCGGCTGCGGCTGCTGCAGTGTCGCCTGCCTGTTTCGCTGCAGCACCAGCCTCTTGATGCTCCGACGCCAGCCGATCCGCTGCCTGGGCCGCCTTGTCCGTGGCGCCTGCGGCTGCAGTCTGACCGGCCGCGGCCTGAGCGCCAGATGCACCGGCCGCCGCCCCCGCCTGCTGGTAGGCCTGCTTGACCGCCTCGGCACCGCGCACCGCGTTGTCGGTGTCGGCGGTGAGGACGATCTTGCCTTCGATGGGGCGTGTGGCCATGGTGAGCGGGGTCGGTCAGTCGGGGGTGGACAGGGTCTGGAGCAGGGACCGGCGCAGCTCGTCATCGAATGCCGAGGCGGCAATCAGCACCTGCATCCGCCGCTCCTCCCGCTCGCGGCGCAGGGCGCGCCGCAGATAGCCCTCGAACTGGGCCATCGTGTAGTTCAGGATGTCGGCGTGGCGATGACCGGCATGGACGAGCTGCTCGAAGGCGTCGGACCAGAACTCGGTGTGGCGGCGTTCCAGGGCAGCCCGTCGCGCGCGGCCAGCATCTTCAGCAGCGGCGCGCACCGGGAGAAAAAATCCGCGTTCACTTCGATGATGGCGAGCACGATGGCGATCAGGCGATCGGGCAGCATCGCCTCCAGGACCGCACGCTGCATGTTCGTGGCCACGCTGACGATCTTCAGGACATCGTCGCTGCGGCGGTCGAGCAGGTCGACCGCCCAGGCGCCGATCAGCATGCGTTCCTGTTCCGCGCTCATGCCACCAGCCGCGAACGCGGCCAGCACCGCCGGCGGTGCAGACGACAGCTCGCCGAACAGGCTGTTGACCGTGCCCAGCACGCGCAGCACCTGACCGACACGCATCGGCTCGATGTCGAGCGATCCCTTGCTCAGGTCATCGCTGACCGAGATCGGCAGGACGATGTGCAGCGGGGTGACGAACTGGATATCGAGATTCGTCATGCCGGTCATGCCTGGTAGAGCGCGTAGTACTGGCCACCGACGGCAGAGGCCAGCCGGGTCTCGTCCTTGAGCAGGTCGGCCATCAGGGTGTACTCGCCGTACTGCTCCATGATGAAGTCCTGCTCGCCCTCGAAGTTGAAGCGGCAGCGCCAGGCGCTCACGGCCTTGCGGGTCTCGTCGTAGGCGTTGATGCCGTTGAACTGCAGCAGATACTCGTCGGCGACCGAGCCGGCCAGTGCCGACATCACCTTCACCGCACCGGGCGTGTAGTCCACTTTGAGCGGCTGGACGTAGGGCCCCCCGGTGCTCAGGTCGGTGGGGCGAATCGTGCCGCCCACCGGATCCAGGACGTACTGGCTCGGCGGGAGCGTCTTCGAGCCGCTGTCCTTCACGACCACGGCGCTGACGTTGCGCACGGGCAGGAAGATGACTTGACCGACCTCGAGCACCGGCGCCGTCCAGCCGACGACGGCATTGCCTGCGCTCTGCTCGGTCCAGGTGCCCCGGCTCATCAGCGCTTCCACGAACGGCGGCAACGTCTTGAACTTGATCTCGGCGCTGACCTTGCTCGTGCCCGGCATGCGATAGGCGACGCCGCGGTCGGTGGTGCGCGAGGTGTTCATCTCGACCGGCGCACCGGCACGCTTGATCTTGAACGTCGTCGATTCGCCGAAGTCGTAGCCGGCCGAGTCGATGGCGCCAGAGGTCGGGTTGCGCTTGAAGACGCTGACGACGCCGACGCCGGAGAACGGCGCGAATTTCAGGTGGTCGAGTGCCATGGTGTGGTGGTCCTCAGAGGTGGATGGGGATGGAAAACGTCAGCGGGTAGAGCGCGCTGTTGGTGCGGTACTGCGCCGCGCGGCCCTGCACGCGGGCGAATGGCCGGACGCAGCCGTCGGGGCGGTATCCGGCCAGCGCGAAATGGATCTGGCTGAGCAGGCGACCAGCGCTGGTGTTGCGCGCGGCCAGGTCGACCTGACTGCTGTTGCGCACGTAGAGCAGCACCGTCCAGAGCTGATGCACCTGCTGCGCCGCGCTCTGCAGCGCGCGGGCGTCGTCCTCGGCCGGGAGCTTGTCGCCTTCCCAGAGCACGTAGATCAGCGGAGAACGCGCCCCGCCGTCAGCCTGGCCAATGTCCTCGATCTGGACGACATCCGTCGGCGGGATGCCCTGCACGCGGGCGTGCAGCCGCTCGATGATCGGCTGCGCCACGAACAGGTAGTCGGACTCGATCGCGCGGGCCACGGATCAGCCCCAGAACCGGTGCGGCTCATCGTCACCGCACGAGCCACCGCCGACCTCACGCCCCATGACCTTGTTGCCGACGAAGAAGGCCACCTCGCCGACGCCAGGCACGGGCGGTGCCGCGGACGGCGCCACGAGCATCACCTTGCCGGCCGCGACGCGCTGCAGGTAGTCCATCGCCGCCTTGTAGGCATCGGTCGCGCGCTCGTCGGGGGTGACGAACTGGAGCCGGTAGCGCGCGATGTCGCAGCAGTAGACCCGCAGCACCGTCGGTACCGACTGCAGCGGCAGCGGGGCGCGACCGATCAGGTAGCCGTCGATCTCGGCCGACGCATCCGCCAGCGCCGTCACCAGCACCTGCTCAGCCGGCTTGCCGAGACGCTGCACACCGAAGTCGGTGAGCTGCTGCGTCTCGACCGGTCCGAAGCGGTCGATGAAGTCCTGGGCGGTGGCGTAGGGCATGGCAGCGTGCTCGTGCTCAGGCCGCGGCCGGCTCGGCGTCGATCTCGATGAACGACAGCGACAGCATCGGCTCGTGCGACAGGATTTCCAGCTCCTGTTGCTTGAGCATCGCCAGCGGGATCACGATGCCTTCGTGCGGGAACTCGCGGCCGAGGCGGCGGAACACGCCGGACGGGCTGACGCTGCGGACCTTGACGGCCTTGACCTTGGCGGGCGCCTCGGTGGCGGCGGGCGCGGCATCCGGCGTGGCCGGCGAGGCAGTGGGCTTGGTGGCCATGGGGGCTCCGGGAATGTGGGTGATGTGGTCGGGGGTGGCGGCGCTGACGATCAGATGCTCAGACGAGCAGCTCGGCCGCGACCACCAGTTCCAGGCGGTTCTTCATGCTGTTGGTTTCACCGCCGGCCAGCGTGTCCTTGGTCAGCAGCGCCCGAGCGGTTTCCGCCAGCAGCGGCGAGACCACCAGGTGCGTGCCCATGGTCTTCAGCGGCTTGCCGCTCTCGCCGATCTGCGACGACATCGCCGTCAGCGTCGCGGCCAGGTTCGTGGCGTCCAGCGTCTGCTTGCTGGCGAAGGCCAGTTGCCACCACGGCGAGTAGCCCGCGGCGCCGCGGCCGTCCACGCCCCAGACGTACTGCTTCTGGAAGAAGACGTTGGCGTCCGTCTCGTTGAACATCTTGACCAGGTTGAACTTCTTGCGCGGCTGCCAGATCAGCGGCTTGATCACCTTGGACGAATCGATGACGAACCACGGCTCGCCCGAGCCGCCCATGTGGTTGGAGGCGACGGTGTTGCGCACCGGGTGATCGGTGTCGAAGAAATACTGGCCGTCCGGCCCCAGCGTCGTCAGGCCGGCCTTCAGCGTCGAATAGACCAGGTCGCCGGGGAAATTCGCCGCGTTCTGTCCGGTCTGCTCGAAGATGCTGGCGTAGATGCCGTAGGTGTCGTCCTCGATGTCCTCGCGCTTGATCCCGTGGGATTCCTCGAAGGGCCTGTTCCGCAGCGAGAAGTTGCCCTGGGACACGTTCTGGATGACGCGCTCGCCCACCCATTCGCGGATGTAGCCGAAGTCCTTGAAATAGGGATAGAGGTTCTCGGCACTGGTGCTGGGAATCTCCATCGCGACGGTGTCCCACGGGGTCGTGGCGCGGGCCAAGCCGGCGCGGAAACGCATGTCGATGGCCTGACCGAGGATGGCCAGGTTGCCCGCGTTGATGTCCATGTCTGGTACTCCGAAAAGGGTTTGCGGTGGCTGTGGTGGTGATGCGACTGGTGCAGGCGCGCGCGGGTCAGAACTCGACCCAGACGCCCTCGGCGTCCACGTTGAACACCGTGCCAGCCGTCGGCCGCGCACCCGCGCCGTTGGTCTTGGCGACGGTCTGGTTGTCGACCACGAAGCACGTCGCGCCCAGATCGGCGAGCGTGATCTGATCTGCCGACGCCGAGTTGGCGAAGGGACCGAACACGCCGCGGTCGATCTGCGCTTTCTTGGCGCCAGCGATGCCCCCGGTGTTGTCCACCCGGTACTGATTGACGCCGATCGTGCGGTTCGCAGCCGTGGCCGTGGCATTCACGGCAGCGCCTGCGGCGTTGACCTGCACGATCACGCCGGCCGGGATGATTTCGTTCGCGGCGATCGGCACGAGGCGAATCCGGGCGCCGGTAGTGCGCGTGTCGCGGTTGCTGGTGGTGGCGGCCATGTGGGCTCCAGTTCGGGGTGGTCGGGAGGGGGCTCGGGCTTACTTGGTGCCGTAGACCTTGGCGTAGGCGTCGGCCGAGACCCCCATGTTCGAGAGCACCTCGGCCTGTGCGGCATTCAGCGCCGCCGCACCGCCAGCGCCGCCGCTCGGGTCGATGCCGCCGGTCTGGCCGCCGACACCGGGCAGCAGCTTCGGCGCGTTCGCCAGGTAGCTCTTGAGGTCGGCGATGTTCTTGTTGCCCAGGTCGGTCGCCCACTGGCGCTGCACCGGCAGCAGCTTGCCGTCGGCCATGGCCTGAGCGACCAGCGCTGCGACCTCGTCGGTGTTGATCTTGGTGGTCAGCGCGGCCAGCTGGCTCTGCAGCGCGGCGATCACCTGTGTCGATGAATTGGCACCACCCTTCAGCGCGGTGATGGCCGTCAGCGCGGTCGCTTCGTCGGCAGTCGGCGCGACGCCGAGGGCGGTGGCCACGGCGGCACTGAGCGGGGCTGCGTTGACCGGTGCGGCGTCAGCCTTGGCCTTCAGCGCGGTGATGGCGCTGAGCACGGCGGCGGCATCCGAGCCGGTGGCCAGGCCCAGCAGGGCGACGAGTTGGGCGAGATCCATGCGGGACTCCGGGAGGTTGGGATCAGGGGAAAACTGCGCCTGCAGGCGTGCGGACAGCTCGGCGCCGAGCGGCTCCATGCCCAGCAGCGCGGGGTAGTTGGTGATCGCGGCCATCAGCACGCCGGTGACGGCGCCGGCGTCGTCGAACGTGATGACGGGGCTGATGTAGGCGTACTGGCCCGACTCGATCCAGGCTCGAGCCTGGTCGGTCCAGGTCGCATCGAGCGCATACAGGCCTTGGCCAGGGCGCCACTCGAAGCGCGTCGCCCAGCCCGCGGCCGGAGCCGGCTGACCATTGGCCTCAGCGCGGATCGTCTGGTGATCGACGTCGAACAGGAAGCGCGTCTTGGCCGACTGCGCGTTCAGCGCCGCGGCGATCTGGCGGCCCTGAGCATCGGTCAGCGTCCAGGACTTGCCTGGCCCGGGGCGGCCGTCGCGGGCGGCGAACTGGCCCGCTGGCAGCAGCTGCACCACGGCTGCAGCGGTGAGGCTGAGCGAGGAGGACAGCAGCGCGATGAGGAGGCGGGAGGGCATGCCGGCATCGTGCCGGCGGGGTCATGCGCGAAGCAGGGGAACTGATTCGGCCGTTTTACAGGACGCCGGACAGGTAGTCCTCGATCTCGGCGAGCACGTCGGCCTCGTCCTCTGCGCCGAGCTGTCCGGTGTCCGGGTTGGCCGTGAGCAGCCCGCGGCGCGGCATGCTCTTGGTGCCGAACTCGTGGAGCATCGGCACCTGCCACTTGCCACCCGGCGTGGCCCGGCTCATGCCGATCTCGACGCTGAAGTCCTCGGGATTGTGCGCGAGGCTCTGGCGCATCAGGCGGGTGCGCTCCAGCAGACTGCCAGGCAGGTCGGCCTGCAGCTCGCCGCGGCGGAAGGCACCCCAGCGCTCCTTGCTCGGCTTGCCGGCGCCCGGATTACCCGCGCCGTTGAGGGCGTAGAACTGCGATGTCAGCGTGCTGACCGGCGCCCACGGCGCGCCGCTCGGGTCGGTCTTGGTCTCGAAGCGCAGGTTGATGTTGGCCTCGAGCCGCGCGCCGATCGCGGCCATCATCGGACCGGGTCGCGACAGCGAGCCGATCACCTCGTCCAGTCGGCGGGCGATCTCGCCGTCGCCGTCGAGCTGGATGATCAGCGTCGTCATCGTCAGGCCCCTGTCGGGCGCACCTTGCCCGGGTTGTAGCCGAAGCCCGGGTCCACGCCATGTGGCACGCGGCTCAGCTCGCCGGTGCGCCTGTTCGTGAACTCGACCCACTCGGTCGGCGGCGCCGTGGTCTTGATCTCCACGCCGGCCCGGCGCAGCTTGTCCAGGCCGCGCTCGTCGGTGGCGAACGCAGTGCAGCGGCACCGCCAGCCGCAGGGCGGGTAGTGCGTGTCCCACCACTCGTCATCCGCCGGCAGCGCCACACCATCCCATGCCCGATGTGAGACACGCACCTGCTCGTCACGCATGGTTCGGTAGACGACGAAGGGCAGCCGGCCCTTGCTGCGTTCGATGCGCTTCCAGCGCCCCGCGGCGTAGCTCTGCCTGGTGTTCACTTCGAAAATCAGTTGCAGCCGACGCGGGTCGAATGTCGTGGCCACCTTCTCGCCGGTGGCGGTGTCGACGACCTCGCGGCGCCCCCACCAGCCGGCGCTCTCCAGCCGTGACTGCACGGTCTGCGCCCAGTCCTTGAAGTCGGTGCCGGCGCTGATCGCCGCGTCCAGCTCGTCGCGCACGAAGGCCAGCAGCGCCTCCTCGGCGAGCCGGGAGACGGTGAACGCGCGGGTGTGCTCCTCTTGCCACATGTCCTGCCAGGAGAACGTCAGCTCCAGCAGCTGGCGTGCCTGGAAGGCGGCGATGGCGTCCAGCGGCGGGACGGCGCCGAGGGCGAAGCCGGGCGGAATGCGGGTCGGCATGTCAGTACCTCCGGGGCAGAGTCGGTGCGGGCCACTCGGGGCGCGGCGCGCGCGGCCCCTCATCGCAGCTCACATTGGCCGAGCCGGTCAGCATCCCGTGCGACTCGATGCGCAGGTGCCGGACCGCCTGGCAGCCGTCCATGGCGCGCTGCGCGACCTGATGCAGCGCCGACGCGGCACAGCCGCCGAGCGGGGCGGCGACGATGGCGATCAGGCAGAGCAGCTTCATGCGGACTCCTCGCGGCCAGACAGGTCCAGGTCCGCCTCGCCGGCCAGTCGGGCGGTGAAGGTGGCGCGGGCGATGCGCTCGGTCAGTGCCGCGCTGTTCATCTGCTTGCCCAGCCCCGACAGCCTGGCGCGGAAGGCCTGCATGGTTTCGCCCGCTGCCACAGCCTTGTCGATCTCGGCCAGCAGCGGCGACACCAGGCCGCTCATCACCGGGGTCCAGTCGGCCAGCGCCGAGTCCACCAGGTCGTCCAGCGCGTCGCGCGGGGCGGGTGCCGTGGGCAGGCGCCCGGCCAGCGGGGCGGCGGGTGCCGGCGCTGCAGCAGGTTCCGGCGCTGCAGCTGGCGCAGGTGCGGCAGCCGATTGGCCGGCAGGCGCAGGCGTGGCACCAGTCGGGGCCGGCACCGGTGCGGCGGACGGCGGCGTGGCGGACCGAGCACCCAGCACCTCCTCACCGTCGGCCGCCATCTCGATGCCGAGCCGCCGGTGCAGATCCTTCACGCCGATGCGCATGCCCGCCGCGGCAAGCTTCGGCAGCGCGTCGGCGTAGAGCGCGATGTCCTCGGGCTCCTCGACATCGAGGACGAAGCGCGGCATCCGGCGTGGGTCGGCGCCCGGCTTGTTGATCAGCACCATCGGCGTGATGAGCTGCGCCGTGAGCGTGGCCGCGATGCGCTTGGCGTCCGACTTCAGGATGTCTCGCCGCACCTCGTTGTGGACGTTGCCCAGCGCCTGCGTGCCGTTCTGGCCCTCCGACGAGGTCAGGGTCTGGCCGAGGATGATCTTCGACTCGACGGCATCCATGCCGGTCCACATCGTCCGGAAGGGGCCCTCGGTGCCGCTGGCCGCATCGAGCAGGTCCAGCGACATCGACTGCGGGATCACACCGCCCGCGTTGTGCCCGATGCCTGCCACGGCCTGCAGCAGCTTGCGCTTCTCCGCGTCGCTGGCGCCGGCCGGGTACTTGCCCAGGCGGATCGGCAGGCCGTAGATCTCCAGGAACTCGGCCAGGTCGCGCACCGCATAGAACTTGAACAGGTACGGCCAGCACAGCACCCGCGTCAGGCTGCCGCGCGCCAGGTAGCCGTTGCGAGACTTGTGCTGGTGCAGCAGCCAGCCGTAGGGCTGCAGCGGCACACCGTACTGGCTGGAGCCATCGCGCAGGCGCAGGCTGTTGCGGTCCTCGCCCATGCACAGCCAGCGCTGCGGCCGCGGCGCGAAGCGGGGCTGCAGCGTGTCTTGGTCCGGCTCCCACCACATCTCGATGCCCTTGAACCCCTTGAGCACTGCGTCCATCAGCTCGATGAGGATGTCTTCTTCGAACTGGGGGATCGATTGCACCCAGTCCTTGACCTCGTCGGCCAGTGCTTTCTCCTCCGGCGTCGCGTCATCCGGTGCGACCACGTCCCAGTCGAGCATCGCCACCGCCGACTTGCGCTTCGCCAGCTCCGCGAAGATCTGGCCGTCCCGCTCCTCCATGTCGTCGGCGAGTTCGAGCTGCTGGATCAGGTCGCCTTGCTCGGCGGCGCGCAGGATCGCGTTCAGCCTGGCGGGCGTCAGGTTGCGGCCCGGGTGGTTGTCGAACTCTTGGCGCAGCGCGGCGATGTGCGCGCTGTCGCTGGTCTCGGTCTGCGGCTCGCGCAGTGCACCGGTTTCGATCGGGTTGCCCCAGCGGTCCAGGATCATGTTGTGGCCTCGAATTGAAAACAGCCCCGTGGGGCGCCTGGAGCCTGTGTTCGGCTCCCGATGTACCACCGTCGGTCAGATGTGCGCCTGTGAGGCGTTCAAAAACGCTTTCGAACGCCTCACCAGCCCGACCCGAGACCAGCAGACCCACCCAGCGCCCCGAAATCGTCACCGTCGTCGTCTGACCCGCCCCAGGTCTGCCCTTTGCCCGGCAGCGGCATGAAGTCAATCTCGCCTGCCTCGCGGGTGAATGCGTAGTGCGCCAGGAACAGCGCGATGGCGAAGTCCCCGTGCCGGCGGTCCTTGTTGCCGCCGTCGGCTGCAGCGGCTTTGGCCGCGGCGCTCTGCGAGTCCTGCGGCGGGATCTTGGGGATCCCCTTGACCACCTTGATCGCGCGCAGGTCGTCGCTCAGCGCCTGATCGCGCGGGATGTCGACCAGCGTGGCCTCCTGCAGCGCGCTCTTGAGCTTGGGCATGTGCGCCAGGTAGAAGCCCTCGCTGAGCTTCACCTGCTCGATCATCTGCGTGCCGTACTGCTGCGCCGCGGCCTCGGCCAGCGCTGCGCCGTTGCCTGTCGCATCGAGCGCACCGCCTCGGAAGCGGGGCAGCGCGTCGATGATGGCGAAGAGGATCTGCTCCTGGCTCTTGAAGGGGCAGTTGCCCAGCTCGATCACCAGTCGCACGCGCTCGACCATGTCGAGGCCCTGCTCCAGCACGGTGATCACGCTGCGGTCCACCGACCGCGCAAAGTCCTGGCCGACGCAGTGCCGGCGGTCGGGGTGCAGGCGCGCCAGGTGCGGCTTGAGCTGCTCGGCGACCCAGCCCACGATCGCGAAGCGGCGCACATCCTCGGGCAGATAGGCGAACCCATCGTCCCAGCGCCCGCGCACCAGCGCCGGGCCGTCCGGGTGCTCCTGCGACCAGGCGGGCACCATGCGCTCGCTGATCAGCGCCAGGCTGAGGTAGGCCCCCGTGCTCTGGCTCGGGATGACGTCCAGCTCCTCGGTCGCATCGTCGCCGTACATCGCGCGCGCCTCGGCCACCCACTTGTCCTGGCTCTCCTGCGTCCACGCCACGCCCTTGCGCAGGCACACCCGCCGGTAGAGGCCCTGGGCGACGGCATCGTCGAACGTGATGCGATGCACCGTGGCCGAGCCGCGTTTGCCGGCGCGGATCTCCTGGATCAGCGCGTTGAACGGGTTCTCGGTGCCATCGTGCGTCGACCAGATCCGCACGCGGTTACCCCACAGCAACATGGCCATCGCCGCCTTGAGCAGCCCGGCCAGCTCTGGCGCGAAGGCCGCCTCGTCGATGCCGATGTTGCCCTGCTTGCCGCGCAGGTTCGTCGGGCGCGAGCTGAGGGCCAGCACGCGGCGGCCATTCGGGAAGCTGACCTCAAACGTCTTGATGAAGCGGCGCCCGGCTTCCGGGTCCACGTCGTCTTCCCAGATGCCCTCGCCGATGGTGCTGGCCGCGAAGCTGAACGCCTTGGCCCACATCGCCACGGCTTCGATGAATTCGCGGGCCATGTCCTGGGCCGCGCTGATATAGAAGTAGTTCGAGCCGCCCTCGGCAGCCGCGCCGAGCACGGCATCAGCCGCCTCGGCCCACGTGGCGCCGACCCGCCGGCTCTTCTCCCAGACCTTGAGCTGCGCCTCGTCCGCGATCCAGGCTTGCTGGTACGGCAGCAGCACCGGCGGCGGCGCATTGGCCGGCGCGGTCGCATCGAGCAGCGGCGGGATACGGCGGGCGGCGGTGGACATCAGGCTGGGCCGGCTTCGCCGGCAGGCTCTGCAGCAGCTGCGGCGAGCTGCTGGCGGCGCAGCGTGACCGCGTCGAAGATCGCCGCGGCCTTCTCCGGCGAGATCACTTCGTTCCCGGTGCGCGACATCACGACGACCCGCCCCGTGCGCGGCATCACTGCCGCCTCGATGCCGTCGTCTCCCGGCGGCTCATCGCGCCAGGCGCGCGAGACCATGCGTGACCACCAGCCCATGTCATGCCTCCTTGTCGGCCGCGGCCTGGCGGCGCGGGATGCCCAGGATCTGGGCACGGATCTCGTCCACCTGGGCCTGCTGCAGGCCTCCGGTGCGGGCGATCTTGGTCACCGCGTCGGCAGCTTCCTTGACCGCTGCCTCGACCTTGAGCCGCCACTGCGACTGGTTGACACGCGCCCGGCTCAGCCGGCTCAGCGCAAGCGCCGACTCGCTCATCACGCCCAGGCGCTCCACCGGATCCTCGATCGATTCCGACTCGCGCACCTGCAGCAGCAGCTCGAACACCTCGGACTGGACGATGGCCATCGCCGCTTCGCTGCGCATGTCGCCGTCGTCTCGGCTGGTGTCGGCGATCAGGCGTGCCGCCTCGGTGGTTGCGCGGATCGATTCCTGTGCCCGCTTGAGCTTGAGGCTCTCCGCCCCCACGGCGCTCTTGCCGATGTACATCGCGATGCCGGCCTGGCGCAGCATCTCCTGCAGCTCGTCGGTGACGGCCACGATGTCACCGAAGGCGCGGTCGATCAGTGTCTCGTGCAGCCAGCGCCGGATCTCCTCCGGGAGCTGTGCGATCTTGGGGACGGGGGGCATGATCAGACCCCAGGCTGAGGACGCGCCACGCCGGGCACGCGAGCGTGGCCCAGCGCCACGTCACGGCCCCGGTCGGTCAGCGTGACGACGGTGACACTTTCGAGCTCCCGAACGGTCACCAGTTGCTGTTCGCGCAGCCAGGCGATGTCAGCAGCGAGACGGTCCGCGCTGACACGGTGTCCGACCGCTGTGCAGTAGCGGCCGAGCAAGTGGTTGTTGGCCTGGTAGCCGTCGGCGTTTTCCAGGGCACGCAGCAGCACGAGGCGCCGGTCCTGGGTCTGGAACTGGTCGAAGTCCATGGCGGCCCGGTCTCAGTAGTTGGTGTTGTTGCGGCGTGCGGAATCGAGCAGGAAGTTCTCGACCCGGTTGATCGCGTGCTGAATGGTCATGAGCTGCTGGTTCTGCCCCTCCATCTGCATCCGGATCGTCTTGACTTCGCCCTCGAGCTCGACCAGCTCGATGCGCAGCGGCACCTGCTTGGCGTGGTGTTCCAGCTGGACGATGCGGTTGTTCAGCTCGCGCGACACAGCGGCGAGCTGGGTGCGAACCTTCTTGGCCTCCTCCGCCGCGTCCTCGCCGGGCCGGCGAAGCCAGAGCACGACCGTGACGACACCCATGAAGACCCACTGGGTGAGGTCGAGGAGGAACTTGGGGTCGGTGAGGGAAGGAGGCATGCCGGCATGGTGCCGGCATGGGTGGGGCAGGGGCAGGGGAACTGATTCAGCGCGGGGGCTGAATCAATACCCACTGGCAGAGGCTAGATTGGGCTGACGTCCTGCAGCTTGCAGAAATTCCCGATGTCGAGCGTCACCCGGCCAGCCGCCAGGGCCGTTCACTGCTCCCTGACGCCCGCATAGTTGAGCACGAGGTCAAGGCAAAGAGCGTTGCGGTAGAGGGCCTGGGCGATGTGGGTCTGGCCATTGGCCCGCAGCAGGTTGAGAGCGAG